TACTGAACCCTTGCCAGCAATGCTGGACATAAAAGGTGTATCTGTGGGTGAAATATCGTATATTACATCAGACAAATCCTCTCGAATCGCTGTTGCATCATACGTTTTAAAGGCTGTTGCCATTATTTTTCTCCGTTAAAGCATATCATAAAATAAGGAGGCGGCATCATCTTGCTTGCCAGACTTCCTCAACCGAGCACGCTTTTTATTTAGGTTTTCAGTGGCTGTATCTTCCTTCGATGTTCCTCTTCCGGCTTTTTGTACTTTAGGGACTTTCTTGACTGCTTTCTTCTTCGGAGCTACTTTCTTGGTTAACTTATCAAATTCCATAGCTTTCTTAATTACTAAGACACTACGGTGGTCTGCTAACTGATTTATCTCATCTGGAAGAAACCCTACTTCAGCGGCATACTTACGTACATCCTCTTTTATAGTTGAGTCTTTATTTTCCCATTCGGGTAGAGCTTCTACAAGCCTAGTATATTCTTGTCGAATAAAATGTGTCTTGGCTTGTTGGGCCTGCTGCATTTGCTCGTTTTGAACTTGCTGTTGCTGTTGGGCCACATTGTTAACTCTTTCCTGTGCATCTCTGTACTCATCCTTCTTAATCATATAAGCGTATGGGTCTTCTTGTTTAAGAGTTTCCCATTCCACATTATCGAAGTCTTGCAACTTGGCTGTCTGCTGCTCTCGCAACATCTGAAGACCATTTGCGTACATTTGCCTCTCTTGCTCTAGTTGCTGACGCTCGGACTGGATTTGCTCCGTCTCCTTACGTTGCTCTGCTAGTGCTTGAGACTTACGAGTATAGTCAGCCTGTCTCTGGTATCCACTCTTGAGTTCATCTATACCAACCTCATATTCCTCTCCGTCTACTTTAATAGTATACTTCAAGTCCTCTTCGGCTACTATTTCTAACTCTTCCTCAGATTCCTCTGATTCTGCGGATACTTCCTCTTCTACTTCTTCTTCAGCTTGTCCTTCCGGGGCTTCTTCTTCAGCATTTTCGGCTTCCTTTGTTTCCTCTACCGCTTCCTCGTCAACAGTGGCTTTGGTTTCCTCGTTTGCGGTTTGCTCTTGTGAGTCCCACATACTTAGGATATTGTTTGCAGTTTCTTCATTAGAACCTGCTGTTGCTCTTTCAAATCTACCTTCTTGGTTATTCTCTTCAGAACCCATAGGTTACTCCTCTCGCTTAGTTAATAAATTCTTCTTGCTCCTTCTCAGCAAGCTTGCCAGTTTCAAGCACAGACTGTATATGTTGCTCAACTAGGTCTAGTGCTTTAATTGTTATGTATAATCTATCTCTTTCCATTTCTTCAGCAACTCTAGTATTCAAGAGATGCTTAATTAATTCTTCTCTGATTGTCTTAAATGCCTCTTGAAATAGAGGATTGTCCAACAATCGTTTTGCTTCGTCTGCTCTACGCAGTTCTTCTCCCTTCTTCCTTCCCATGTTAAGCTCCTATTTTAACAGCTCTTCCTTGCTCTCTTTCCAATATAAGTTCTTGTTGTTTTAGTGCTAATTCCGCTTTTTTGATTTCTAGTTCCTGTGCTTTAATTTGCATTTCAACTTGAGCTTCCTGTTGTTGTAACTCTAGTTTCTGTTGTGCTAATTGAGCATCCAACTGCATCTCTTGTTGTTTCAGAGCAGATTCTTGTTGAATCTTTTGTAGTTTGATTTTCAGTTCTTCAGCCTTTAGTTGTGCTTCCATCTGCTTGGCTTGTTCTTCTGGAGAAGGCCCTTGCTGTTGTGGTATTGGAGCATCACCGGGGTCAGTAATGAAATCATCTACATTCTTCATACCCATTGCTTTAACTTGTTCTGCTACTAGGTTATATACATTCTTAGGAGTAATAAGCATACCAGCGGCAGGATGTTGGGCAACCATTTGTATTGTTTGTCCCAGCCTACCTAAGTGCATAAGGTTCATATCCTTATTGCCAAATCCTAATCCAACCTGTGCAGTACAGTCCAATGTTTCTTTCCACTCATGCGGATACATGGTAATCCAGTTATTATTAAGTCTTACAATTTTCTCTGGCTTTTCATATTTCTGTACTAACTGGTATACAGATTTTGCCATGTGTTTCATACCAGTTTCTGCAAATATTCTGGCAATCAGTTCAATCTTCTGCTGTGCTGCGGTCATAACTTGACCTATGCCTGTAGCAGTTTGATGAGACTTTAAGCCGCCCTCAGATAGACCCATGGAGTTCTTACTAACACCAGTACGTTCTTCTCTGATGCTATCCAAGTAACCGAGCATATTAAAAGAGTTCTGGTCTAACTGTGGTGTTGCTAAAGGATTAACAGCACCCGGAGTCCTTACTCTTACAATACCGCCCGGTCTTGAAGTCATTAGGTCATCTAAATTAGCTTGTCCTTCGACTACTTCATAACGCCCATTGTTTGTTAGATACATATTGTCTAACAAGTTACGCATTAAGGTAGTCTTAATTAGTTGAAGGTCGGAGATTAAGTCATAAATACTCAGACCGTAGAACTTATGAGGCATCGGGATAGGTGTAAGGGAGGAGAAGGGAACACTATCCACAGCCTCATTGTCAAACAATACGTCTCCAACCTTCGTTACTTTTCTTAATTCTGCAATACCGTCATTGTCAAAGTCTACTCTAACATAACATTCTGTTATCCAGATGCCATCATCAATATCACCTTCTGGTGATGAACTCTGTTCGTGGCTAAACCTTGCAAGTCTTTCTGATTTATATTCAGCTTCATCATTATTAAAGGCTTTATCTATTTTTGATTTAGGGTAGCCTTGCTCTAATAATTCAGACTTGGTTCTCTTGACTCTATGACCGACAAAGCGAGCATCCTCGATTGTCTTAGCATATTTATTAATTAAAAATTCTTCTGGTGGTACAGGTTCTATCCTTACCTGTCCCTCATCATACGTTCTTGAAACTACTACATCATGTGTAATATTTTGTGGTGTAAGAGCTATAACATCTTCTGCTGTTTCTTCACCACCTACTTCTGTATGTTCTTTTACTTCTACATTGTCATCTGCTAAGAGGGCGGTGAACTCTTCTTCCGTTAAGTTCTTGTACTCTTCTCTTAATGTCTCACTGGTATCATCCCAGTAATGCTTTACTATACCATTCTTTTGTAGCAGAGCATCTTTGAACCACTGGTATATAATACTGAATCCGGGGTTTTGACGCATAATGACATAGTTTACATAGTCCGTAGACTGCTTTGCCATGTCAACATCTTCCGGGCCTTGTGGTTCAAATTGAACAACTTTGTCACCACTGGTAAATATCTTCATCAAGGATGGCATAATCCATTCGATTACATCAGCCACATCTCTGGTAACAATCTGGCTACGCCCTTCTTGCTCATTACCATACTTTTTACCATAGTATCGGTCTAGTGCATCTGAGCGTTGTGTTGTAAGCTTGCCATCTAAGTAACCTAGAGAGGACGAAATCTCGCTTTCTAGGTGAGCAGCTAACTCACGCTCCGTCATTTTCTTGGACTTCGCCATAAATTATTTACCTTTGTTAATTGGGTATTTCGTTTCTTTAGTAGGTGGCGTACTCACTGCTTTCATAATAGCCTTTAAATCTTTAAGGTCTTGTGCCATCTCTAATATTTTATTCTCTAACCATTTCGGATTCATACCTTCTCCTATATAATCCAACTTAAATCAGTCTTGGGTAGTTCCTTTCCCCAGACACTATCATTACCAGTAAATACTACGTCTGTTATAGCTAAGTACCTAAAGGCATCGCTGGCGTGTGAAGTCCAATCGTGGACTGGCTTCTGCGACCAGATTTTCTTTTTGTCATCATAACTGCTTCTATATTGAAGTAAAGCCTCTAATCCCTTTTTAGTCTTTTCTTCATCAAACCAGCATTTATTCAAATAAGTTCTGGTAGTTTCTATACCATCCATTACTTTCAGCTTTGGTGCTACTTGAAAATCAATACCTAAATCAAACGCTAGGTCTCTCCTTGATTTACCAGTAGAAAATTCTCTAACTACTATGTCGTGTGGTGCAATATGAGCACCGTATTGGTAGCCTTTCTTATTAAGTACATCTATATAGAAGGGTAAACCCTCATTTGAACTTTCAAAATAATCTATAAGGTGTACCGCTTTTCCTACAAACTGTGCGAACCAAATTGAGGTTGCGTCAGATACGCCTAAATCCCAGCTTGTTATTACCTGTTTAGAAGGGTCATAAGGGACTTTCCCCACACGGTCTTCTTCATAGCAAGTTTCAACCTCTTTAGCATAATACGCACCTCTAAGAGCAGCAGACCAAGAACACTCGTATTCTTGTTCAAATTCAGTCTCTGCCATATCTTGTTTCGCAAGCTCCAATTCCTCATCATCTAGTATCCCTGTTTCACTCGCCTTATATAAGAACCTGGTCCATCCCTTTCTTTCTGGTGCTGAGTGGTATAAATCATAAAAATCATTCTTTCCCTTTGGTGTGCCAATAAATATGGCATATCCCTTCCTGTCAGATAGAGCGGGCCTTATTACTTCAGAGAACATCTTTGGGTTCATCTGAGCAAATTCGTCTAGCACAACTCCGTCTAAATAAATTCCTCTGAGAGTATCGTAATTATCTGCACCATATAACTGTATCCTAGCTCCCATAAAGTCGGCTCTCAGTTCCGCCTCATTGAATTTTACTTCGGGGAATACAACACACAATCTCTTTAATTCATCCCAGGCAACTGTCTTTGCCTGCTTAAATAGCGGTGCCAGGTAAGCATATCGTGGTGCTCTCTTACCAT